TGGCCTTCAGCAAGCAGTTTCTCAACGATGACTCGTCGATGATCTGCGGTCTCAGCTTTGAGAACTACCTTCTCATGTCGATGCCGATCGGGCAGAATCTCAACTCTGAGACGTTTGTGCTCGACTATTCTCCCCTGAGCGAATTTTCTTCTGAAAAGATCCCGGCGTGGTCTGGAGTGTGGACGGGAATTCGCCCGATCCAGTGGGCATCCCCGGTGATCAGTGGAAAGCGGCGCGCCTTCGCGGCCTCGGTTGACTACCGTGCCCTGTCCGATGGAAGCCACAACCATGTCTGGGAGGCGTTCATGCCCGAGAGAGAAGACACCTTTTTTGAACTGGGCAGCGACTTCACGAGGATCGACTTCACGAGGCCGATCTTCTGCGAGTTTGAGACCCGCCTCATGGGAGACGGCCACGATCTCAAGTCCTTCCAGTATGCCGACATCAATCTGATGGAGATCGCCGGAGACGCGTATGTCACGGCAGACTACCGCGGAATCCGCGGCGCCTACAAGCCAGTCCTCTGCAAGCGCATCATCGCCCCGATCACGGCCGCCTCTGCCGGGGCCGACATTCCGCCCTCTGAACTTGGCATCCTCGATGGTCTCAAGAAACAGAGCCGCCGGGTCACGACCGAGAACGCCCTGCCGTCCGACGGCTGCCCGACCTGCGAGTCCGAGTATTCTGAGAACATTGACAAGGCCTTCAGCATCCTCGTGAGATGGTGCGGCCAGATGGCCGTCGAGTCGATTCGTCTCTTCATGGAACCGTGGGCCGAGCGCGCCGAGGGCCGCTGCGAGGAAGATGAGACCCGGGTCTGTCTCGTCGGAGAGGACGGCAAGAATCACATCTACAGCCGAGAAGAGGGATTCGTGCCTCTCGAGGATCTCTATGAGGTCGGCGGCAACGCGTGGGCCTCGACAAGGTCCTCGACAGTCACCCTGACCTGCCCTGTCGGATCTGTCACGACCGGTCCACTGACCGTCACGGCCACGTCGACATACCGCTCCAGAATCTCGCAGGCAGATGCCGACGCCCAGGCCCTCGCGTCTGCACAGACGGCCGCCCAGGCGCAGGCCGACTACCTCAGGACAATCTATCCGTGCTACTATGACTCGGTGCAGTCCGTGACCCGCCACTGTTATTCTGAACTCAACGATGATGCCCTGGCAATGACGAGACTGTCTGATGGCCGCGTCATCCTTGGGGGTCAGTTCTGGAGAGACAACACGACAAACCAGGGCAAGATCACCGAGAGAACCTCGGCGGGAATCCGAAGCCTGACCTTCACGCAGGGAGACGGCTTCGTGTCGAACTTCGGGGCAGAGCCGAGTTCCGAGCAGATCAACGTGCTGCTCAACGACACGAATGGCATCTATGCCCTCGGAGAATTCAGCGAATACAACAACGTCGCCAGGACACGGATCGCCCGACTGACATCGGCCGGGGCGCTCGACACGACCGTGACATTTGGAACCGGATTTGATGTGGCGCCGGTCGCCGCCTGTCTTCTGCCGATCAACACGCTGGCAGTCGCGACAGCAGAGGTCGTCACGGTGACTGGAATCACTGGAAAATACTTCGACATTGGAGACGCAAATGGCACGGTGCGCGTCTGGATCGACGTGAACAACGGATCGACTCCGCCCGCCGTGCCGACCGGGGGACGCCTGCTTGAGGTCGACAAGGCGCCCAGCGACGACGCCGCCCAGCTCGCCACGAAGATCCAGCTCGCGATCGACGCGGATGCCCAGTTCTCGGCGACGGTTTCCTCGACGACCGTGACCATCACGGCCTCGGCTGCAGGATGCCGCCAGATGATCTCTGAGCCAGACTCCGGCACATATTTTTCAGTCTCTCAGACGACTGCCGGCGTCGGGGCCGGATCCCTGGTCGTTGGCGGAACTTTCACGAGCTACAACTCGACTGCCGTGGCAAAGCCCATCATTCGCATGTGTCCTCTCGGCAATTTTGACCCATTCTTTCTTCCGACCGGGTTCACGGAGATCTTTGCACTGCTCTCGCTTCCCACGAATCTGTTCTACGTCGCCGGATATGACTCCGGTCCAGGCAAGGTCCGCGTGGCGAGGCTTCTCACGACGGGCGCCGAGGATCCGGCATTCACGCCGTATGAGGTCACGGTTGCCGATCCCGGGTTTGCGTCGATGGCCCTGCAGGCCGATGGCAAGATCATCGTGTCATTCGACGGGGCAAATTCTGGCAAGGATCTCGTGAGACTCAACACCAACGGGACCGTGGATTCGACCTACAACGTCGGGACCGGGCTCAACACGGCTGCCCGGGCGATTCTTGTCCTGTCCGATGGAACTGTCATTCTCGGGGGCAACTTCACGACCTACAATTCGGTGGCAGTTCCACGCATCGTCAAGACCACGGCCCTGGGAGCGGCAGTCGGAGCATTCAACCCAGGAACCGGATTCAATGCGACGGTCCGGGCCCTCATGCTTCCCTCGACCGGGACATTTTTCTTTGCGGCCGGCGACTTCACGTCTTACAATGGCAACACCGATTCCTACGAGAAATTCGGCCGTGTCGACCAGACGACGGGAGCCGCTCTCGACACCCGCCAGACCGTGAATGTCACCGGACGCCATCGTGGCACGGTCTCTCAGGCCGATTCTGACACCCAGGCCCTCGCTCTTGCCAATGCCCGGGCCCTCACTGAACTTCCCTGCACCTGACCATGCCAAAGGCCACCTCAGTCACGCTCTTCAACGGAACGACTCCGAACGCCTTCGTGAGTCCGTTCTCCGATCGTCTCCCGATGTCTTTCTATTCGTCGATCACGGTCCCCAACATGCCGACTCAGGCATGTCTTCCGTGTGCCATGACCGGATACTCGACGTCGACCGTCAACCAGTTCATTCAGGACCTTGCCCAGGAGATTCCGCTTCCTCTTTCCAACAGCATTACGACCTCCGAGACGCTTCCAACCATACCTCCAGAACCACAGCCACCCACATCTGTATCATGAAGACACGATTTGTCGACATCAACCCGTATTCAGACGACTTCAAGAGAATGCAGCAGTTTGCCAGGACCTTCGACCACGAGATCGGGCACTGGAAGAACGGCAAGGTCGTCGCCTTCGAGCGAGACGAGAAGACCTTCGGCTATGCCGACATCGTCTATCTTCCGGTCGCGTTTCCGGCGTTTCATCCCGAGGTCGCGACGCCGCGTGGGATCATGGAGGTGGTCTCGGCGTGGAGGGCCGTGGCTCAGTTCAACCACGGCGGCGAGGGATGGATTGGGGTGCCCATCGACGAGACCCGGAAGACATTTCCCACGGAGATGATCGAGAAGACCGGATACTCAAAGATGAACAGAGAGATTTACTTGATGGAGGGAGCCGTGTAGGTTTCGACCGATATGGGTGGAGGATCTCCGTCAGTTCAATACACGCAGCCGCTTGAGGGATACAACGCGGGTCTGCAGGGACAGATCGCTCTCGGGAGGGGACTCGCCGAGGCGGCCGTTCGGGCGACACCAGAGACGATGCGCGCCGACATCCCGTATCTCCAGGAGACGGCAAGACGCGAGGCCGTCATCAACGCCCTGAACTCAGAGGCTCTTGAGCGTCAGCTCGCCCCGGAGACCGCCAGGATGCGGACGGGTCTGCGCCAGCAGCTCGAGCAAGATTTTGCGGGAGGACCAAGCCGAGAACTCTCCAACCTGTGGCTTCGCCAGGGACTTTCTGACGTGGTCGGGACCGGGGCAAGGACCGAGTCTGGATTTGCCCGCTCGGCACTGGCCGACCGCAGCCGCCGCGACTATTTCGCGAACCGCCAGGGACTCCAGGATCGGGTCGCCGCATATCTCCAGGCAAACCCGATGCCGGTCGCCGGAATCGATCCCGGATCACTCGCCGGAATCGTCAGCCAGGTCTCGGCCGACAACATCAATCTTCGCAACGCGTATCAGCAGCAGGTCCTTGGATACCTTGGGGCCCAGGCACAGAACGCCTCGAATGCCTTCCAGCAGCAGTCGCAGATGGAAATGGCCCGCAGGTCGCAAAACGCGGCGGCCGCCAATGCCGCGAGCGCCGCGGCCGCCTCGAATCAGGCGTCTCTGATGGGAGCCGGAATCGGCGCGGGCGGTCAGCTTGCCGGAGCAGGAATCACGGCCCTCGCCCTATGACGCTCGACCGAAAGGTCGAGGTCGCGGTCGACTTTCTTGACCGCATGCTGAAGACGGCAAGGAACCCGGTCATTCTCTGGTCGGGCGGCAAGGACTCAATGGTGGTCCTGCACATGCTGAAGTTTCTCATGAAGAGAGAACTTTCAGTCGTCTGCTGGAGAGAACCGTGGATGCCCGAGAAGCTGCGCTTCATCAACAGGATCATCGACGAGTGGAATCTCGAGGCCCACGACTATGCCCCGTCTGCCGTCAGTCTCTGTCGAGGGAAGGAGAGCCGGGTCGACATCATGGAATGCTACCAGGTCAGCTCGGCGGCCCAGAAGCCAGAATACATCATGGTGGCCCGTGGGACGATCGTCCCAGAGGAGGGGCGTCCGTTTCTCTGCGCCCTCGAGACGTTTCTTTCTCGTCCGCTCGGGACCTACAACTTTCCGTGGGACTGCATGGTCATGGGCCACAAGTCGTCGGACGACGACCCGACCGTCGGCCGTGTGCCACTTCAGGTCGACCGACTCCAGCTCGAGAATGCCGGGACGATCCTCTATCCGATCCGGGAATGGACCGACGACGACGTCTTTGAATACCATGAGAGGCACTCAGTGCCGCACGACGAGACGCGCTATGACGTCAAGAACCGGCAGGTTCTCAAGAAGAACTCGACGAATTCCGACTATTTTCACACCTGCACGAAGTGCTGCGACCCGACCTCAGCCTCCTTTGTCAGGTGTCCCAAGTATGGCATCGACGTGAACAACGTGTCACACCGGGTGCCCTGGGTCGAGCCCAACTTTGCCTACTGCGGACTCAACCGCGAGGATTCTGCATAGAATTTTATGGTTTTGAATCCTGGCAGAAGCGAGTTACATTCTCAGAGACATGGGAGGAGCAAACAGACAACCAATGATGAAAGCGGAGCCACTCTACCGGCAGACGCTTCCTCGTCCCGAATTTCAGGAAATGGAGACGCTGCCGTATATCACTAGGCAGGAAAAACTTCTTCCAATCATGCAGGCGATGGGAGGACCCAGCCCCAGCGTGAGCATTGTCCCGCCCCCGACAGTCCCGATGCGAGCCGCCCCGATGGGCGTGAGGTAGCCATGGGAGGAGCCTCCGCATCTGCCGCACCTGCGGCCTCGGCCATGTCTGCGGTTCCTGCGGCATCTTCTGCGGGTGGATATGCCAGTCAGGGAGCAATGTCGGCCGCGACGATCAAGGGAACAACTGGCAGCAACATCTCCGGGATGGGCTGGGTGCCTCGAGCCCAAATGGATTATTCCAAGATTTTTGATGCCTTTGGAGGGGCACTGAAGGATTCGTCTGGACAGTTCGGAAAGGCCGTCGCCGGCCAGCAGTATGGCCTCGGCGGACAATCCGCATCGAGTCCGTTCTCTCCCCAGGGACCGTTTCCGTTCACGGGACTGACCAGGGAGATGCCGCGAGTCCAGTCGAGAGGTTTTCGTCTTGCCAGCGCGTCCGCGGGACCGCTTCAGCAGACAGGGATGGGATATTCAATCTGAGATCATGGGAGGAGCCAACAGACAGACAGGACGTCCGGCAGATCTCGGCCAGAATCAGTCGCGTCCGGCCGCTTCCCCGATGGGAATGGCCGCTGGCGCTCCTCGTCCCGAGGACATGGCTCCCGCCGAGGCGCCCGCGCCGGGTCAGCCTGGCATGACCACGTCCCAGTC